GCCCCTGCTACGCTCAGATGCGTTTCGAAAATGTTTTCATAGGTTTTCCAGAGTTATGTATTCCTCTGGGTCCCTATTTAACGGAGAAACCATCAACATTTGACAGGATTCATTTCCTTCCTCATATGAGCACTATTAGAATACTCTTCCTTGCGAAGGGAAAAGCAACTTAAGGTATATGCTTTACAGCAGTCTACCCGCTCATACTCAGAGCAGTAAGGGTTACCGCTTTCCTGCTAGTCAGCATTGGAGTATGTCAAGTCGTATTTCACGATTCGGCGTCTCTTCTGCTCTTTCAAGCAGCGATTTGGTTATCTTACATCGCTTAAATCGAGTAGGTGGCCTATTTCAGCTCCTGTTCCCGAGATTAGCTTCAAGGCCGATCTCAAGCTTAACTTACAGTATTCGCGGATCACCGTGATTCTGTATAGGGTGGGACCCATTCGGCGTCTCTTCTCTAAAACAGTTCTTGCTTAAGGAACGGTTCCAGAGCGATTTGGTTATCCTTTTCGATCGAGTAGCAGCGTGCTTGCTCGTCTTCAGGGCCGATCTCAGATACAGAACTCCGGATCACCTCGATTCGGCGTCTCTTCCTGTTTGCACAGGCGATTTGAATATTCTACTTCATCTAACATTGATAGGTGGTCTATTTCAACTCCTGTTCCAATATCAGACTTCTGAGCCGAGCTCAAGATACTGTAGGAATAGAGTCCCCTCTATTCCCCTCATGGATACTGACTAGTTGTTGACTGGGTCAACAGTCGCCCTAAACGTACTAGAGTAGCGATACCATCTCTTGAGCATCTTTGACTCGGATGTCGGAGGTTTACCCTCTGATACCCGAGTGTGAATGTTTCTTGGGAATGGTAACTCCGCGAACTGAATTTCAATTTCTCGGAATTCAGTCCAAAGGATCTCAAGGCTCTCCCAGTCAAGGGAGTTAGTCTGAGGCTCCGAAGGTAGCGGTTTCGCAATCTGTACAACTCGAGTTCGATATTCCACTGGCGGGGCCACTGGAACTCCGGCAGCATCTGTTGGTACAAATGTTGCAGGGACGAACGGGACATGAGGTTGCACACTTGGGGTAGACAGACGGCCCTTACGGACTGAAGCTGAGACCCACTCCTTAAACTCTTTCTCCGTGTCGTACTCGGGTATCCATTCTGGCATTACTGTCAGTTTGAGATGTTCCCGATATAAGGCTCGAAGATCAAGATCAGGGTGTGGAACAACTCCATCTTCCGTAATTACCGTGCCTTTTGGGTCTGGTTCGTATACAGCCTCTAGTCGAGCATTATACTCTTCTAAAGTCTGCGGACGAAACCACTGTCCATCTTCCATGTACCACCCCTCGGGTGGACAGAAGACCTCCTCTACTACCTCCTTTGTCTCAGGTGTCACCTGAGGCAATGAGATTTCTTCTAGCTTGGTACGTAGGTCCCGAGCGGCTATGACCGCATCCATGAAGGCCTCTCTATACACCGTCTCATTCAAGGAATCGACTACATCACTAGGTGTTGTAATCTCAATCCCTGGTTGAGTCGATATACGATCAGGCCCCCGTGGTGCCGTGCCATAGTGTTCACGATCTCTGTAAACAGTCCCTAACCTCTTAGCAACCTCGATAAGAGGTTGAAAAGAGTCTAGGTACTCGAGAATGAGTTTTACCTCAGACTCGAAAAATAATCTACAAAGACCATGAACCCGGGTCATGGAGGTTTTATAAAGGGAAGTTACCGATTTTAAAGGTAACCAACCTCTTAGACCTTTATAGCCCGGCCCCCCAGGACCGTAGAACGTAATTATGTAGTTCCGAAGTCGTTTCGGGAGCGAGAAGAGGCGTTTTGACGCTGAAGCTTTTGCGCGATATCCATATCCCAAGACAGATAGCATCTGTCCAAAGGACAAGGAATATTTACGCACAAGCTCCAGTAGGCCAGCCAGGCTCTGGCGGCCTACGACAAATTCAGCAAATGGGATCATTGAGACGTTCACTCCGTCAAGGAATGTTCGCTTCGCAAATTCCAACGCTTTACCTGATCGTGAAATCAAGGACTTGTGGTCCCCGATCCCAACGTCTAACGCATTCATGATCTTAGCGTACTCCTTCGCTACACAGTCACGTCCTATAACTACGTCGTCTCCCAAGACGGCGTAGCCTGCGTACCATGGTTTATCAGAGGTCAGCACGCCTGCCTTGAAGGCAGACCACTGAACGATCGCATGATGGAGAAATGCTAACATCGCCCATGAGCTAAGCGCACCCATTGGCTGACCGGTTGCATATCGGACGTATCCCAGTTCCGAAACAGTCTGTTTAGGACCGTTCCGGAACTTGATAGTCTTAGGACAATAATACTTCCGACCAACCATCAGGCAACCCCACAGCTCTGCCCCCCAACTTGTTAGGAAGGGAGACAGTAGTACTTTTTGGAGTACGATAGGCAGACGATCAGTAGCGGCCGACAAGTCAAATGAA